TTTCATAATCTCTGTACCAGTTCATTGTTACAGCCATATCTTGACCACCTGAAATTACAGCTAGAAATCTCTTTAATAACTTAGCTCTACTAGGATCTCCGAAGTCTAACCATACTGTACTGAAGTCAGCTTGGTATGTATTATTTACATTTTTCCAACAATTTGAACCTGTGGACTCCCAAATATTACCAGCTGCAATACAGGCGCTTGATGTTCCATAAGTAGCTGTTACGTCTTGCTTTTCTACATCAAAGTAGCCGTCATACACAGCAATCCTGCCTTCGTATTCAGGAGCGCCAAGACCAACATACATAATACCTTCATCCGTTGACAGGAAAGATTTTGGAGTTTTCTTAGAATCAAAATTCCAGTTGCTTACTTTTGGTGCAGCACCTGCGCTACCTTTAAAATCAAACACATACGCTATGTTTCTATCAGGGAATGAGACAACATAATATCCACCACAAAGGCAATACTGCCCTTTAGCTTGACTCATATCAGCGTTAGTAATATGCCTGACCATCTCGTCTTTGATATTGACAGATAGATCAGTCAGTGGCATCTTATCTTTAACCATTGTACGTTGCAATGAACGAACGCCAGAGTTAGACAAGAAAACAATATCATCACCAAGAGCTTGAACAGTATCTCTAGCTACACAACCAATATCCCTAATAACTTCATCTAACTGAAACGCATCAACTGATGGATCAGAAGGGCTATTATATACAACAATATTTCGACTGCCGAAAATAACAAGCTTGCCCATAAAGCTTGAAAGCGCAACAACTTTATCTCCATCCCATACAGACTTCAAATCAATATAACCAGCAAGTCCGCCAGTAAAATCATGACCTATCAAAGTATCTGAGTAATAAACAACATCATTAGCTTCGCTAGTACCACCAACCCAAAGTCTACCGAAAGCTCCAACACAACTGCTTGGATTAAATGTAATTACAGAGCCTGGTGCTGAAAAGCCACTAGCATCCTCTAAATCCATCCAGTTAGTTCCGTCAAAATAGATAGGCTTATGGTCAGGTTGAACACCGTAGAACTTATTATTAAAGTTGCAGAACTCCCAGTTTCCGTCAGTTATTGTCTGCGGAGTTCCAGTAAATGTCTGAGCATCTAAAGTAAATGGAGAATTAGACTTGTTTAATTTATAAATCTTATCGTTAGATCCGGCAAAGATAGTGGAACTTCCAGTCGCACTTCTAAACTCACCTAAAGATTTAATAATATAATCATTAGATGTTGAAGATCCTATTAGGTCACTAATCTGTTTAATTCCACGCCTAGAGGTAACTCTACCCTCATCATCAAGCATGATATTATTAGCTTCAATTAGCCAACGAGGATCAAGACTTGATGGAGACGACTGCTTATTCAGACCATATATTCCTATTGAATCAAGTGCTAGTGGTTGAATGGGTTTGCTCACTAGCTTACCACCCAGTCATGCTCGTATTGAGTGTTCCCAGAATCTAAAACAATTGATTGATTTAGAGACTCTTTAAACTCTTCAGCCAGTAATCCCGATTGAGTGCCACCATCTTCACCACGTTCAGCTACAGCTCTCGCCCATGCACCAAGAACAACAACCTGCTGAGGAATCTTTATTGAAGTTGCTGCGAGTTTTAATTCAGCCTGTGGCTTAGTAATATCAAAAGACAAGGTCTGAGCAGAGTTAGGTTTAGGCTCTAAATCAATTTTAAGGTTATTTGAGGAGTCTGATCCGTTGAAAGCGTAGTATAAAGGTTCACCAGTATTCTCTGCAGGGTACATTGTTGAGTTTACATACTGACGGCTCACTTGAGACAAACTGTGTCCTGTAGCCTGATTTACAACATCAATAATCTTAACCTCTTGACCAGACGATAAGTTGTAATTTCTAGTGCCAGATACTGTCGTAATATTTACAGTTTCACGCAATACAAGCCAGTCATGGTAAGCCTCAATGTTTTTCTTCGAGTCGTTAATCAGTGAGCCAATAACCTTTTGATAATCAGTTACTGTTGATGAATCATTGATATTACCCGACCAATCGGTAGCAATGGTTTCCTCTCTCAACCTGATTAGCACTTCGTTAATTGCTTCTCTAAAGGTCATAGGATTCTCCGTTTAGTTACATTATAATACTATTTATGTAGTCATATCAACTACTTATGTTTAATTCTTACAGTTACAATCACACATTAGAGGTGAAGGTGGTTGTGTCATTTGTAACATTTGTTGTGGCATTGCCATTCCTTGTTGCATCCAACCACCAAAGAAAGCGTAACTAGCTGTAGCTACTACCATTCCTATTACAAATACCACACTACACTTATTCATCATCTTTACGTCTACCGTATTTAGCTTTAGCCTTATTGTACCCATACCTAGATATGAACGGGACAGCAATCAGCGTTATCACCAACCACGCTATAAACGCATACAAGGCATTCATAAACAAACTCTCAGCGATATATGCAGTGGCTTGCTCTTTACTCTCTATCGTCTCAACACTAGGACTATCAGGTATCAATTCATCGTACGCCATAGAGGTGGCTAGATTAGCAACAGCAGGTATAGGTCCTGCAATAGCATAAGCCACTCCTGTAGTAATACCTGTCTTAGCTATATTCCTAAACTCTAGGGAGCTACAGCCTGACAGAAGTAATACTAGTAGTAAGCTACTTCTCCACACTCTTAGCCCACTTATCTATCTTGGTCATAAAGAAGTTGCAGAAGTATTTAATCTTGTTCAGTATCGTCAACTTAACGTACTGCCCTTTTAAGTTTCTTACTGTTTGATTTGTTCTAGCCATTTCTCCCCTTGAGTTATGAACAAGTTAAAAAAGTACCTACGAAGAGCCAACAATCAGGAATCAACACTATCGCGTAGATAGGAGTCATTTCCCTTTCTCCCCTTCTCTAAGAAGGGTGTAAATCTGGTCAAACATCTTCTCAATCTTATCAATTTGATGGCTGAACTCATCTCTATGAACAAAGTCTTTGTGGAGTCCTATCTGGCAACTAGTCATATTAGACTCTAAATCTTTAATATCTTTCATTACTGACTTAACAATTAACCCCGTACCGCCAACTATCATACTAACTAGAGCTAATACTATCTCTGTTGCTTCCATACAATTCCTTTAAAAGAGTCCTAAGACCCCAAGTTATTAAGCTTCTTCAGCTTCCTCGTTTACTGACTCGTATGTCCAAATTATTGCCTCTTCATCCCACGTATACATCACCAAACTGCCTTCAGTAGTTTCAGGATAAGGTGTAGGCGCTTCCCATTGGCAAGTAATCTCATTCAACACCCAAGAAGGGTAAGGTTGTGGTGAAATAAAGGCATCTCTAGCAGCATCATAAATATCACCAATACCTGCGTAGTTGTACCTTATGCTATCGTTGTATGAAGTCTGAACCCAAATGCCACCTAATAAGTCAGTGCAGAATTGATTGCCTACACTCTCTGACTCATTACCTTGTTCATCAAGAATATCATCATTATCAACAACGATTACTTGAACTACTAGGTTGTTTTTTATTTCAGCAAAATGTGCCATGCTATATATCTCCTTATTGGAATCTGTATTTGATAATTACAATACCAGAGCCACCCAGTCCACCTCTGTGACCACTGGAACCATCGTAACCGTTACCACCGCCACCGCCTCTATTGGTAGAACCGCTACCACCCCAACCACTAGATGAACCGTAACCACCACCACCAGAACCACCAGAACTGTTACCACCGCTTGGGTAACCACCACCACCACCTGCGTAAGTTACTGATGAACCAGAGATGCTACTTGCACCACCGTTACCACCGTTACCACCGTTACTACCAACAGCACCTTTACCACCGCCACCACCACCTTTAGGGAAGCCGCCCGTACCGCCATTATTACCGTGACCAGAAACACCAGAACCTCTGGAACCACCACCACCTAAGCTACAGTAACCACCACCGGAACCACCGTTTTTACCGCTAGCGTGTCCACTTTGTCCAGAACCACCACCACCACCACCAAGGGTTGTTTTGATGCCTCCGAAACTTGTATTACCACCTGTATTACCACTAGCTGTGCCTCCAGCCCTCGATGCACCAGCACCTACCGTTATCGAATGGGACCCTGTAGAAATAGCACTTGTGCTATTGAACATACCACCTGCACCTGCACCACCACCAAGGTGGTTACCACCCGAACCACCACCACCGACAACTAAGTATTCTAAACTTGCGCTTCCAGCAACAGACACTGAGAATGTTCCTGAGCCTGTGAAAGTGTGAATTTTATAGTTACCCGATGTAACTATTGACCCACCTGTGGCAACGGTATATGCCGTAGTAGTCCAAGATGTTGTCCATGAGGTTGTGTATGAAGTGGTACGGCTAGTTGTTCTACTAGTAGTATAAGAGGTTGTCCACGAGGTTGTCCAAGATGTAGTTGTTGAATGACTTGTGCCACGACTTGTGTTATAGGAAGTAGTCCATGAAGTAGAAGTTGACCGGCTAGTTCCGTGACTTGTAGTACGACTTGTATTATAGGAAGTAGTCCATGAAGTTGTTGTAGATTTACTTGTTGTCCTGCTAGTAGTATAAGAGGTTGTCCACGATGTAGTGGTTGACTTACTTGTGCTTCTGCTAGTTGTAACAGAGGTAGTTTTCATCTTATTCCAAACCTTGACACCGCCTGCAAACACTCTAGTAACATCAGTGCTATTAAAAGTTACTTGGTCTAAATTATCAAAATCTATTGTTATTGGCATCTGTTACCTACGGAGTTTAGGAAATTATCAATTTTTGATTTATAGTCATCTTTTGGATTGAACACATTGCTAATGCTTGAGTTACATAAAGCATTAAACGTGTCTTTTCTATCTTGTTTATTCTTAGACCAAAATAAAGTATTGATTATAGGAGAATAAGCGCCTCTAAAGTTATGCCCATCTTCCTCTATTGAATATAAATTCTTGTCATTCATAGTCGCATAGATTGCTGACTCTGATGCTGTTGTTGTGTAGATGTTATCTGATATGTTAAACACGTCATATAAGCTGTATTCAGCACCTATAAGCCTATCTTTAAAGATACTCTTCATTATCTTGGTATCTTCTTTATTCATTATAGGGTGAACTTTGGCGTATGCCTTGTCTTTAGCAAGTTTCATAAGTATATTCTTATCAACCAAACTTCTAAGAATGTTCGTGCCAGGAAGTACCACTAGCTTATCAATCTTCTTTATCTTGAACTTCTTTTTAGAAGTGTATTTATCAACAGGTTTTGAAAACATATCTGAGTAATCTTTATCTCCATCACTATTACGCATAGCATCAATCAAGTAAGCATTGTATGCTTGAGTTGACTGAGGGTAGGCAATAATTGAACCTGCGCAAAAACCATATCCAATAGACCTAAAATCTAAAGGTTCTTCTGCCATAGTGTCGTGAGATAAATCAATATCACGCTTGTCGCACTCAGACACAAGGTAACTCTCTACCTTCTCAACTTCTGTAAGATTATTAACTTCAACTTTAAGATTGCCAAAGTGTTCAGTCATCTTCATTAATCATACTCCGTTTGCCAACTTGTCGTCCAACTTGTAGTCCAAGTAGTTGTTGTAGATCTACTAGTTCCCCGGCTCGTAGTCCAAGATGTTGTCCATGATGTTGTGGTGCTTTGACTTGTACTATGTGATGTTAAATATGTTGTAGTGTAACTTGTAGTCCAACTTGTAGTTGTAGACCTACTAGTGCTACGTGAAGTTGAGAAAGTTGTTGTATAACTTGTAGTTGTAGATTTACTTGTACTTCTACTTGTGCTTCTACTCGTAGTCCATGAAGTAGTAAAGCTAGTTGTCCTACTAGTAGTCCGACTAGTTGTTCTGCTAGTAGTAGGCATCTTATGCTGTAATTGTTAGGTGTGTGCCTGAAAGTGACACCTTAACTCCACCATAGGTGGATGCAGTTGCCGTTGGCAATGAATAGTTATTCGCTGAAGTAGAAATACCGTCTAATTTAGTATTATCTGCGGTAGTGAAGTTCTTCTGCGTTAAACCCCCATCGCCCACAGAGTAAGTAGTGTTGTTATCAGGGATAGTAACAGATTCACTTGTACCATCACCCTTGTACAAACTTACCGTATGACCTGATAATCTAAGAGCGTCAGTAGCGTGTAAAGCGCCTTTCTCAGTGTCATGTACTACTGAACTAGGTAATGAATAATTGTTTGCTGAAGTTGCGATACCTGATAACTTAGTTTGTTCAGCATCACTAAACTCATTAGAGTCAGCGTTAGCCTCGTAAGCGGTCTTAATCTGAGCATTAGTTTGGTCTGCTGTAGCACCACTCTCAATACCATTCAACTTAGCTGAGTTCAACTCTGTATCAGTAACTACATTAGAGCCTAATTGAGCATTAGAGGCAGTACCTGATAAATCACCACCCATAGTTGGGTCTGCTGAGATAGATGTCCAAGTAAAAGTACCGTCAGCATCTGAACCTAAGTATTGACCTGATGTACCATTACCTGATACATTCAATTCTGAAGCACCTACTGAATTAGCATCAATCTGACCAGCAGCTACACTACCTAAAGTAGCTAGAGCCGCTAACCCTAAGTTAGTTCTAGCTGTACCTGCACTATTTAAGTCTGATAAGTTATTAGTTTGTAGTAAAGCACCTGATAAAGAAGCATAAGCAGCCACCCAAGCAGAACCTTCATATACAAACATAGCATCACTGGTAGTATTAAAGTACAAAGTACCTGCAACCAAGGCATTACCATCATTATCTAATGTAGGAGCCGAAGACTTCTGACCTAAGTATCTATCATCAAATGAATCAAAAGCTGCTAAAGCAGAATCTCTTGCTGCCTCTGCTGCCGATTGAGCAGTTGTAGCACTAGAAGCTGAACTACTAGCACTCGTAGCTGAACCAGAAGCCGCTGTTGCCTGAGTTGTTGCTGTAGCTGCCTTAGTAGTAGCTGTAGTAGCACTGGCTGCTGCGTTAGTAGCAGAGGTGGATGCCTCAGAAGCTTTAGTTGTAGCTGTAGCTGCTTTAGTTGTCGCTATCCCAGCCTGAGTAGTGGCGGTAGAAGCTGAACTAGCTGCTGCTGTCTTACTACTTTCTGCATTTGTCTCTGCTGTCTCAGCATTAGTTTCCGCTGTTTCTGCGTTAGTTTCCGCTGTTTCAGCAGCCGTCTTTGCTGTCTGAGAAGCAGTCTTGGCAGTTTCTGAAGCTGTCTTAGCCGTCTCTGCTGCCGTTTGTGCTGTCTCCGCATTTGTTTCCGCGGTCTCTGCTGCTGTCTTTGATGTAGCTGAAGCTGTAGCTGATGTAGCTGCAGCCGTTGCAGAAGTCGCTGAGGCTGTAGCACTCGTTGCTGCGTTAGTAGCACTTGTACTTGCTTCACTCGCTTTAGTCGTGGCTGTTGCTGCTTGAGTAGTAGCAGTCGTTGCTGAAGCTGTAGCTGATGTAGCTGAACTTGTAGCTGAAGTTGCCTGTGTGGTAGCGGTAGATGCGCTTCCCGAAGCACTTGTAGCACTTGTAGATGCTTCACCTGCTTTGGTAGTTGCAATTACTGCTTGAGCTGTAGCGGTTGTAGCACTACCTGAAGCTGATGTAGCGCTACCACTGGCGTTTGTTTCTGCTGTTTCCGCATTCGTCTCTGCTGTTTCTGCAGCTGTTTTAGCTGTCTCAGAGGCTGTCTTAATGTCTAGGAATCTTTGTGTGGAGAACTTCTTAGAAGTGCCGCTATCATTAATCAGGACTTCCTCAGTACCTGCCATTGTTGCTTTTTCGGTTAATGCTGAAATCTTAATTGAAGGCATTTATTACTCCTATTCTATTACTATGTATGTAGGCACGCTACGCTCTGTTGTCTCTAGCAAGATACCATAACCTTCGCCAGTAGCTATCTCTGTGTCAGGTGTATATTGAATATCATATTCACCAATCCATTGCTTTCTATTAGCTATCATGGCTAAAGTCTTAGCCTTACGCCAGAACAATCTAGCAGGTCTAGGGGCTTTGCGAGTTAAACTACGTATCTTTCCTCGCTTAGTTATTCTACTTTTAGCCATTACAATCTAAATAACATCTCTCTGCGTCCTATCGCTTGTCTTGCTTTAAGTGCCACTAGCTCATCTTTCATCATTTCAGCCATAGGACTGAAGCTACGGATAACTCTAGCATCCTTTCTTGGTGCTATCTTACCACTATGATGCTCATAAGTGCTTGATTTTGCTAAACTTTGAGAGTCGCCTGGAGTCTTGGTAGCTGTATGCTTAACTTCATACTTAGTGGCTTCAACTTTACCCTTCTCATTGTTAGCTGATAGTTGTTTACCGTTGTATGTAGGAGCTTTAGCATCACTCTTAACTGAGTCTAGCTCTTCTTGTGGGTTCATTAAGTCTTCTAACATCGCCATAAGGTTGTCAGTCTCTGTTTCTTCGTGAGGGTCATTAGCAAATCTAAGTGAATTAGCTTCCATGAACTCTTCCCTAGAGCCATCAGCCTCTGTATGAGTCTCAGATAGTATTCTCATCCATATCTCTTGTAACTTACACTTGAATCTCTCAAGCTCTAAGTTACCAGTGCTGTCTTCTAATATATCAAGCATAACCTTTACCCCATGTTCCTAATCGTTTGTTCTCACGTAAGTTCCATCGATGTCTATCAGCGCCAAAGCTCTCATAGTTGTCTCCATATTGGACATTAGTGCAGAATGTTTGTGTGTAGTTAGAAGGTTCTCCACAACTTGAACAAGTTTGAGGTTCTTCGCGTGTACTGTAAGAGACAATAGTATCTTCAGTATGGTTATTTTTACATTTATAACTAAATAAGGGCATAACTAATCCGTAATTAATTCAGAACAACCCTCTCGTCTTGACAAGGGCTGTTACTTAACTAACTACTAAGCAGTTACTTTGAAAGCTACAGAAGCTTCAGAGCGTAACTCACCTACACCGTAGATAGTATCAGCAGTAAACAAATCACCTAAGTATTCTTGTTTGTACTGTGTCTGCGTACGAACGCCAACTTGCTCAGCTAATACAGCAGCATCGCGATGGAAGATTAAACCTTCACGATTAGAACCAGTAGTTGGAGCAGAGTTAGTAACGAACACATCGATACCGTAGATTTGACCAATCTTACCAGTCTTAATCGCATCGCCATTACCAATGAACTGTTGCTCAGTGAAACGGTTGATACCTAGCATATCTGAAGCAGCTACTGGAGGTAAGATAATAACACGGTCGTTCATAGGAACGTCTGCATTATCAAGCGCAAGAATCATCTTACGGATACCAGCATCAGTGATAGAACCACCAGCACCAGAAGACCAAGCCGCGCCAGCACCATTAACAAACGAACCGCCTGTCATAGTACCGAATAAATCAGACTCTACTTGAGTTGCTAAAGCAAAACCAGCGTCATCAGTGTAGAACTTACGCATAGATGCAAGTGCTTGAACTTCTGCGATGTCTTCGATTAACTTCGAGTATTCGTAGTGTTTGTTGATTGAAATGTTTACTTGAGTATTAGTTGCAGCAGACAGTGTTACCTGTGCGTTTGCAGCTTTAACAGAAGCAGCGCCACGATTAGGCTTAGGGATATGAATTGTATCGCCCTTTTTACCTTTGTGTGACATTTTAGTAACTAAGTTCGCTAAAACTAAGTTTGATTTGTATGCACCAATAACTTCATCTGACCATAGTTCAGGGATGAAATTACCAGCAACGGCAGCAGTTGTATTATTAGTACCTAAAGCCATATTATTTCTCCTTATTGAGTATTATTATTTGACTCTACCTTCTGCGTAAGCTAACTGAACTTCATCAGCCAAGCTTGCGTATCTAGTCGGGTCGGTTATTTGTAGCTGAATTAAATCAGATCTACGATACATCTTTTTACCACCAACAGAATCTCCTGAAGAACGAGTTTCTGAGCTAGTTTGTCGCATTGCTTTCTGCCTCTTAGCTTTCTCTGCCTTGTTGACCTCTTGGGTCTTCCCAACCATTGAGATTTGTTTCCAAGTTCCCAATAATTCGTTTGCAGCATTAAAATCATAGCTTGCATCTGCTTTGCGGAATAGCTCAGTGCGTATAGCACTCTTTCCTATCCACTCTTGAAAGCCACTATCACCTACAACATCCATAAAATCAGGGTGTGTAGCTTCTAACTGCGTTAAATTAGCCTGTTGAGCTGACTTAACATTACCTTCTCGAGCTTTGCGAATCTCTGGATGGTTCTCTATCGCTGAATTTACTGCCTTAGCAGGATCATCGTAGAAAGTATCCTCGAAACTCACAGCTTCCTCTGTTGTTTCAGTAGCTTGATTCACTTGAGGTTGAGAATCCATCAGCTGTTGTATCACCTGCCTCTGTTGCCCAACCTCTTGACCTTGCTTACCGAATGCTTTCTCAACATTCTGGTGCATGGTTATTACATCTTCTAATGTCTTCCCAGCATACTTCTCAGGTGGTTCATAAGTTGGCTCTTGTGGAGCTTCCTGTATAACTTCCTGTGGTTCTGTTACCTGTTCTGCTACACCTTCTGGTGCTGTATCTACTACTATACTCATTTCTATGTCTCCGCCCCGAGGGGTTATGAAGTTACTTAATGTGTGGTGTCGGTTTGACCCGATTGTTCCACGGCTATTTGCGTTGCGGATTCTAAGCTAAGCAAATAACCTAGTACCTTTAACTGCCCTTTGGCATCCCAAAGAGATTTTTCATCGTTGATAGTCTCAATGTCTCGAGTTGTATCTTCAATGGTTTCTAATTCAGCCATCAGGTCTAGCCAACCTTCTGTCTCAAATAAATTTAATCTATCGTTTAAGAATTGTTCATCCGTCTTCATTGAACAAATCTATTAATTTCTGTTTCTTGAGCAATCTTTCTAGCATTTGCCATGTTTAATGCAGTTTCTGAACGTAAATGGTCTACTTCTGGGTATGTTCTCTCAGTATCCATGTTCTTACTGTTAATATCTGCTTGAGTTTTCTGTAAACCAATAGAATCCTTCTGCAATTTAAGCACTTTCTCTTGAATATCGATCTCATTTGGCTGTAAATTAGCTGCTTCAGCTTGCCATTTGATTGCTTTAGCTTTTTCTTCTTCAGCTTCGGCATATAACTTAGTAATCTTAGCCTTCATCTCTTCCATCTGCAACTGAACACCCATCTGTTGCATCTGTTGTTGCTCAGGATTAGGCTGATTGCCTTGTGTAAGGGAGGCTGTAATCTTATCTCTATCGTGCATTGATGAATTGCTAATCATTGACAATAGAATTACGTTGAAAGCAGGTGAGTCTTTAGGAATAGCTTGCAACATCTGTACCATCTGAGTCATTTCTAACTCTTTAGCCATGATTCCCATAGTTGAATACGGAACAAACTTGTAGTCAGCAACAGGATAACGATCAACATCAAACTGAATCTTACGCCACATTGATTTATTAATCATTGGGATCAAGAAAGTGTTCTGGAAGTTCATTAATGTACGTTTTTGACGTTTAATTGACGCAGATTGCGCCATAGACATACCAGAAGAGGTAGCTCTTTCAGCTGAACCAGCATCAGAAGAGCCAGTACCCATCTGAATCATGTTTTGAAGTGAGGCAACCTGTTGGAAAGTTGTTGGGTCTGTGGTTCCCAAAGTCAGAGGCATGATAGCTTGTCTTGGGTCGCCATTTGTAAGTACAGTCTTGCCAGGTCTAACCTCAAACTTAATACCACGAGGCAATCTAGTAGCGTCAGCTGCCATCATAGGTGTAGTTGTTAGGGCTAGAGAGTCAATTCTTGCTCTCATCTCAGTGTCTAATGCTTTTTGAGGGTTATATCCCTTCTCACATACACCTCTACCCCAGAATTTATTTGGAACAATGTCATGTTGATAACTAATGAACGGTCTATCCTTCATCATAAAGGCATTTTCTTCAGCTCTAAGGATGTACTCGTCATTTACGATAGTGACTACCGCTTCAACTAGCTCATCTTTCTTAGTGTATTCAAAATCATCTTGGTTTTTGTTCTTTTTAAGGAATCTTTTAGGAACTAAGCCCCAGTATTCAGTAATCTTAACCGAATCAGACTCATCAGCTTGTTTAGTCTCAGGATCGAAGCCAAAACGAATAGTATCATAATCACCATCAAGGGGAACATCACGATAAATACCAGACTTAATCCCATCCACGACATGGTAGCGCGGTTTAATGACTTCATGAGCAACTCCAAGAGCATCTTTAATAGAATTAGCTGAAGGATCAATCAAAAACTCTTTAGGAGAGATGGCTTCAATCTTAACATCGATACCTGGGATCTCTAATAACTCACGAGTCGTAGTCATAGTACCCTCAACAGGAACTTCTTGTGGAACACGTTCTATAGTTTGTTCAACAACAATCTTGCCGATACCAGTTCCGTAAATAGCTGAGTTTAAGAACACCTCACAGATGGCATCTTTAACACCAGTCTTCTCAAGGTCTTCTTGTAATAGATTTCGTACATATTCTGCATCAGATTTATCTTGATCCAGCATATCGTCTTTAATATCAAACCATTTGCCACGACCAAATGTAGCTTCCTCTAATTCTGCAACAGCAGACTCTACAGCTTGCTGTAAGGCAGGAGAAATAATACGAGACTTCTCAGAACCACGCATACGGTCTGATTGA